GCGGATGCGTTCGGCCTCCTGGGGCGTGACCAGGGGAGGCAGGTTTCGCCAGAACATAGGGTGGGAGTTGACATATTCCCAGAGGGCGTCCATCTCCTCATCCGTAAGCCCAAAGGTGTACAGATCGACGCACCGACAATCGGGGTAGACTGGCGTGCTAAACATCCCGCTCGCCAGCGTTGTGAAAGCGACGGTGAAGTTGGCCAGCACACCGTCCAGGTCGAAGCCGATGCGGAGTTTCTCAGTCATCCTAACCTCCCCCTTCCGAGGATGTGGAGAAGGAACCAGACCAGCAGGCCGGCCACCATCCACCAGAGGACGGGGCGCTTGGTAATGGCCCGCAGTTGCTCGGTCAGGGTGTCATCCTTCCCCTTGTCTCGTATGGCCAGGATCTCTATGCCGAGACCGCCGGCACCCCAGGCAGCCCAGGCTGCGCGATAGAGCCAGCTCGGATGCTTCTTCACTGTTAGTCTTCCTTCAGGGCAGCGGCAGCAATCCCGTGGATCCGCATGAGCGCCTCCCGCTCGTTGAAGTCCGCGTCAAGGTCAGGATCGCCACAAGGGTAATCGCGGTGTATTGCCGTCAGCACCGCCTCTAGTTTCCTAATGCGGCCAAACATGGCTGAATGTGGGCAGGCAGGCACGGGGGCAGAACAGGCTTCAAACCTGGGTCTGCTCATGGCGCCCCTCCGTAGACCGGCACCTGCCGGATCTCATCCGGCGATGCCAAGTAGATCTCCGTCTCGTGTGTAATGCCCCACCGTGGGTGGACAGCAAAGAGCTTCTGGCTGGGGAGGTTGGCCTCGTGGTAGGTCTTCACGGAGAGCAGGTCCGGGCCCGGGAAGCAGCCGTTCACGATGAGCTTCCCTCCGATCTCTCGCTCTATCGTCATCTTGTAGTGGTGGTGCGCCAAGCAAAGGTAGTTGAGCACCCGCCCGACGACACTGTTCATCCGCAGCTTGGTGTTCATCCCACCCCGCTGCGCGTAGGGACTGGCGGGGAGGATGTCCTCGCCGTGGGTGAGATAGAAGACGTGGTCGAGGATGTCCACAAGGGCGAAGAACCCCTCCGCGACCTCGATGCAGACGTTGTCCACGTCCTTCATACGGTCAGCGATCCAGCGCCAAGCCAGGGTCTCGACGTTGTCCCGCTCCGGGCGGTCGCCCCGCTTGTCCCCCGTGCGCCCATGGTTGCCTCTAACCTTGACGACGTGGACGGACGGGTACGCGGCGGCGAAGCAGCGCAGCACGTCCTCCATGTCAACCACGAAGCCGACCACCTGCTCCATGAGGTGTTCTTGGAGGAAGTACGCCTGGGCGGGATACATCTTCCCGTGGCCGGCGAACTCGTCGCCGAGCGCGAGGAGCCACAACTTTGTCACCTCGAAGCGGTACGTCTGACGGAAGCGGGGCACCTTGTCGCGCCACTTCGCCAGTCGGTCCCGGCAGATGTCCAGGTCATAGCCCCCTATGCCCCCCGTCTCCCTCGAATCCACAATGAGGCCGCGGTGGAGATCCGAGAACAGCGCGACTTGGTGCTGCGGCCCGAAGCCGAGCTTCTCCTCGGGCAGAGGCGGCGGAACCATACAGAGCGGATCAGGACGGGGCAGAACGGTGAGGCGTGAAAATACACGGTCTAGTCTCTCCTCGAAGTCGAGTGTCTTGTCTTCTATGGGTGGCGGTGACGATGGCTCCGGCGTCGGCACAGCGAGAGCTGCCCGGGTCTTAGGCCCACGGATGCCGAACTTCTTTGCTTGGTGGCGGAGACTGCGAACTCTCTTCCCACACCGTTGGTCACACCACAGGGCATCCGGCCTCGGGGAGAGGACAGGGTTCTCACAGTCTGGGTTGGCACACTGCCGCACGCTACGCCTCCATGCTCGCCTGTGTACAGTGTATCACGTCATGCACCCTTTGTCAAGCAATAAGTGCATTGGCGGAGACGGATCATCCGCCGTAGGCTGTCGTCCTCAAGGCCCTTGGGAATGGCCGGCAGGGTCTCGGTCAGGGCTCCAGTTCGTATGGTTCTACGTGGTAGTACGAGCCACCGGAAACCCTGCCGGCGCAACAATGAGGTGAGGCGGGACACCTCGGGCATATGTTCCGTGACCAGCCAGCGGTAGCCGAACTCATCCTCGAGAATCGTTCCCGCCATCGAGGTGCTTCCAGATTGCGAAACCGAGGTCGATGTAATTCCGGGCGTCGGCGAACCGACCCTCGAGGGGCTCGCTCTCGACGCCGCCGGTCAGGGCCCAGCGGGTGAGGGCGTCTATGTGCTTCAGGAAGTAGACAAGCCAGATCTCCCGCGGCTCCCTGCCGAGCAGGGCAGCGATGCGGCGGAAGTTGCCGAGCTTGTCACCCAGCTCTTTGTCACGCGCGTAGTCGGCGCCCTTGCTGTTGAGGATGCTCACGCAGAGGTTGTCCAGCTCCCCACGGAGATACCAGAACTCGTCAAGCGTCAGCGGGGGCCTTGCCTCCGTTGAGGAAGGTGGCGATTCCGGCTGCACGCTTGGGGCCGATCCCGGGGACGGACGAGTATTCGCGTCGTTGTCCATTGGTCACTCCTTTTACCGTTACGAATCTCTCCAGCAGGGCGGTGGCTGCCTTCTCCCCGATGCCGGGGATGCACATGAGCATGGCAACCTGCGCCCTGTAGTTAGGATCTAGGTACATACCCTGAACCGTCGGAAGGGCGGGACGGTGCAACGAGCGATGTTCGTCCCGCCCAGTCCAGCGGTACAGCGAGGAGATTGCCCTTTCAAACCCAGTTCCCCAAACAAGCTCGATCAGGATCCCCTCGTACTGCACATCTCGGAGGAGGCCGAGGACACGTTCCCATGTCCAGCCAGCGTAGGCTAAACTGACATCGACCTCCCGTTGGGATCTCATGTCCAGAATCAGAAATCGGTGCGGGAACTGTGTCATCACTCCCATCTGTCGCTCTAATCTTCCATCTCCCGCGGAGGCGATGAGGTCCCGCACCGTCTTCCGCTCTGCACTGGCGCCGAAGACTTGGATGGTGCCATTCCCAGCAACCTGTGTCGCTGACCACAGATAATCGACCGAGACGCGACCCGTGCCCAAGCGAATGGGCATGACCCTCACAGGTACGTCGAGGGCAGCGATCCGGGCCGCGAGGCCGGGAAGTTCCTGCTCCTCGTTCTGGTCGATCATGAGTGGTGAGAGTTCCATCGGGTCTCCTATCAGAGTATCTCTGGATGTTCCTGCTGCCACCGACTCAACGGCCAGTTCCCGTTTCTTACACAGGATGAACACCGCGAGCCGTCGGGCAGCTCCTCGACTACACCGCAGGCCATGCACCTACCAACCTCGCTGCTGTGGTCTTCCGGCTCGGTGGCACCGCAGGCATCACAACCAACGTCATGGCAGAAGCGGCAGCGGTAGTCACCTGGGATCATGACTTGTGAACTCCAGCCCATCGTTGGCGCCGCCGAGTACCTGAAAGGGCATCCCCTTTGCGGCGTACAGCTTGGCGAGTAGCCGCTGCTCGGTGGTTGTCCACGACTCGACCATGCAGCATGAGCGGCTGGGCGCGTGGTGAATCGTCATCGCGCAGACGCCCATGTACGTGTCCGACGGCGGACCTTCAGGTAGGACGTGGGCCATTGTTGCCACCCACCTGTCCTGCTCCTGTTCGGAGACAATCAGGTCAACGTGGTCGAACTCCTCAGTCATCCTTCTCCCCCTCCAGCTTGCTCAGGTCGACCACAGGCACGGCCTCGATCTGTGCCAACACCTTCTCCGCTTCCGCCTGAGCAGGCCCTTGGAGGCAGAGGAGAGCTCGGATCTTGTCGAACGTGGGGTTGCAGATGTCCCGCCCGCGGAGGATAGCGTCTCGGTAGGCCGACCAGTCGAAGCGGCACCAGTATTCCGTGTGCTGCCCGCGTCCGATGGGCTGGCCACAGATGTTGCACACCTTCGGTGCATCCTTGCCGCCGACGACGGTGTCTCGAACCGTCCTCACGAAGGTCTGCAACTGAAGGTGCATGGTGTAGCCGATAGGTTTCGGCCCCCGGGGAACCAGTTCTCCAGTTGCCCGCCCCGTCATCTTGCCGGAACTCGCGGACGCCACGGATTCGTACTTCTCCTTGGCCTCAAGGGTGAAGATGACGTTGCAATCGGTCTGTTGGAAGGGCTGAAGCAACTGGGTCAGGTGTTGGTAGATCAGGCTCCAGTCGAACTGCGAACTGTCCGACGAGGGCTGCTTCCCTGTGGCAAAGCTGGCCCCGAGGTACTTGATCTGTAGGTAGTTGTAGAGCCGGCTCCCACCGTCGATGATGAGCGTTCCCTCCTTGCGCTGGAGGGCGGCGGCGGCGACGGTGTCTACGCGACTGACTAGGTGGTTGACCTCAGCCTCCGTTACTTTCGTACCGCTGGGCCAGATGTTGTCCAGGTAGATCTCTGCGTCCTTGCAGACCTCGTTCAGTAGGTAGTCAACGTCATGGTCGAGGTTGGCGATGAACAAGGGCGGCGGGGCGGACAGGGCAAACCGTGACTTGCCGCTCTTGTAGGGGCCGAAGACCGTGAACATCAGCTGCTTGGGCGCGAAGGCACCCGTGGCAACGTAGCGTATTAGGGGCATCTGCTCCTCCTTGATCCGTTAGAGACGGGCAGCCCTAGCAAGGATCGACCCAAAACCCTTGCCGCATTTCTGACAGATGAGGGGCCAGAAGGATCCACACGCGATACCAAAGGCCGCGATGATTGGTTCCTTTGTCGTGTCCTCCACTACTTGTCCCCCGCAGCCTTGATGTGTTAGGTACATCTACTCCTCCTTCGCTGCCTCGAGTTGGTAGATCGGCACCACTGTCGACTCGAGGGGGATGATCACCAACCCTCCCGGCCCATCGGCTTCGCAGGCCGCGCGGTAGTCGCAGTAGTCACACTGCCAGTGGCCCCGAGCGCCGGGTGTGAACTCCCGTTCAACGATCTTGCCCTGGTCGCGGGCGGCGATGAGGCCAAGGGCTCGGCCTATTCCCAGGTGCGCCGCAGCCTCGTTGAACGGGACGAAGAGGCGGAAGAGGGTAGGATGGGGCACGTCCCCGTTCTTGCCCGACCGTGTCCTCTTGGTGATCTCCCCCTTCGTGGCGGCGCTGTCCTGGGCGGTCACGACGTAGCAGCCCCAGGCGCGGTGCCGACAGAGGAGATACCCCTGCATCTGGAGGTAGGACGAAGGATCGTTCTTCATGGGATCCTCTGTGGCCCACCTCATATAGGCATACACGTTCCTTTCCTTGGAGTCCGTGACCGTGATGCCAAGATCCGGCATATCCGACCAGCCGACCTCGGCGTCGATGTGCCCAGTAACCACGGTCTGTCCGTCGAGGACAAGGTCGGCGGAGTTGTCGTCCCGACCCTCCATGCAGACAACGTCGTGGCCCATGTGGATCAGGGTGAGCAGCACCTCCAATTGAGTGAGGTGCCCCTTCTGGGCCACCCAAGCACCGCGACCGTCGCTGATCTCAGTGCGGGGGTGGCCCGTCAGGGTGTACCATTGCTTCCTGGCGCATTGCCCAATTGCGGACCAGCGCGGGGTCGTGTACTCCTGCTCTGGGTGAAGTTCCGCGTAGGCAGCCAGGAACAGCCGGGGAAACGAGTCGTATGGGTCGCGTGGCATTACACCACTCCAGCGGCCCGGAACACCCCGTCCATGAGTGCCAGCTTGCCGGACAGCAGTACCTTCTTGAGCAGGTCCCCATTGGCGATCTGGGAGAAGTAGGGCTCCATCACCAGCTCGGGGATCGAGGTCAGGACGACGATCTCTTCCCCGACCCTCTTGCCATTGAGGGCGGTGGCGACCGTGGCGATGGCCTCTTCCTCGCTCAACGTGGTGACTTCTGGGCCTTGGCCGAGAGCCTCTTCCACGCTGGCGCCCGTTCGCCGCTCGCGGTTGAAGACAGGGATGTTTGCCGGTGGAGCGTACTCTTCCAGCTTGACCAGTGGGAGGCGATCCCACTTCGAGCGGGCGTTCTCCCGTCGGGGCCGCTTCTCCGCCTCGATGCGGATGCGGCTCAGGAGTTCCAGCGAGAAGGCTTCGCTCTCGATGGCCCGCGCTAGGCCCGGCAGCATGGTGTCCACGCGGATGGTCTCGAAGATCAGCCCATCGAGGACGGACGGATCCTCAGCCACCGCGACACCGCAGTCTGCGAACGCCTTGCTGCGGACACCGAGGGGACTCCTTTTGCCGACCATCAGGTCTCTGCTGGGTGAGGCTTGGTACTGCTGGTAGTTCTCCTCCGTGGAGAACAAGTTGACGGAGCCTTCCTCTGTCCCTCCGTCGCTGTAGGCGAAGGACAGGGGCTTCCACTCCATCTTCCACTGCGGGACGCGGACGCCGCCGGCGGTGATGTAGTCATCGCCAGCAAGCTCGATCCTGCTCCGCACCACTTGGAGGGTCTGTGTGTTGACTGTCTCCCTGAGCCCCCCGTACCCAAGGTCAACTCCAGGGATACCGATCTTTTGATCGACCATTTTGTGCTACCTCCCGTACTGTACTGTTCTCGCCTGTGCATGATGCGGCCACCATGCTCTATTCCGATTATACAGCCACACGGCGTTCATGTCAAGAATCCAAGTGCTACATCTGTCCTCCTTGTGCCGCATCCCCCGGCCAGCAGCCTGGATGATCCGGCAGATGGCGTCCTGCTTGTACCAGTCGGGGTCGTCCCGAGCGCGAGCTGCCACCACTGGGTCGCCTAGGTCGGCGAACGGGGTCTTGGGGATGATCTGCCAGCGGAGCAGGTCATCCGGCATATCAATTCCTTCCATCATCGAGACGGAGGAGAGGATGCCGGCGCGAGCGGCCTTGAACTCAGTCAAGACTTGCTGGCGCTCCTCCGTCGTGTGGGTGCGTATCAGGGGGCCATACTTGCTGAGGCCAAGCAGCCTCTCCTCCAAGCTGCGGCTCGCCACGTGGATCAGGCCCTTCTCGGGGATGGAGCGGGTGATGATCCTGTCCATCGCCTCGGCTACCCGAAGGTAGTCGTCCTCCCGGGACTTGGCGCTCAGGGTAGCGACAGGCCAGAGGTAGATTGGTTGGTGGGTAGGGGGGAAGATACTCGGGGTCTCGTACCAGGCCCAGTCGTGGGGGTCGAGTCCGCACGCTTCGAGCGCCTTTGGCATCAAGGTGGCGGACATGATGAGGAACTGTCGGGCGTGGGGGAAGATGTCATCCGCTGCCGCGGAACCCCAGAGAGGGCGGATGCGGACACCTGCTGTGCCCTGTTGTAGAACCCAGCCAAGGTTGGTGGGGAGGAAGGCCGTCCGTCGGAGTCGGCGCACGAGGTCAAGGATCCTGGGTTCCAGGTTCTCCGCCAGGTCGGTGTCATACTCATGCAGCGTGACCCGGGCCCAGGCTGCTGCGTCAGACACGCGGGACCAGGAGCGCCAGTCACCAGGGAGCTCCTCCACCTTGAACTCGATGGAGGCAAAGTCGATGAGAACCCGCTCGAGGTTGTGCCCCTCGTCGCAGACCAGGAGGTCGACGGCCTTGATGCGGTCGGTGTAGTTGGCCTCCGCTAGGAAGAAGGGATAATTGAGTACACAAATAGGAGCACCAAGGGCGCGATCGCGCTGGATGTAATACGCGCACTGCGCCCGCGTGGGGCAGGAGTAGCGTGTGTGGGCACAGGGAGCCTCAGCCGCCGACCGCTTCTTGTCACGGGCGCAGCGGAAGTTGGCCCGGCCCTTGGCCATCGGGATGTCGAAGTCCTGGGCATACTGCTCCTGGAGGGCCTTGGTGCTGGTCAGGATGATGGTCTTGGCCTCGAGGTGCCGGGCCAGGGCCATGGCGATCACGCTCTTCCCACTGCCGGTGGGGGCGCAGAGGGCATGGATGCGCCGGTGGCTGGCCTCGGCGATTGTGGCCACAGTCTCCTGCTGGTGCGGGCGCCAGGTGGGTTTGGACAGCCCGAGGTCGGCGGGCGAAGCAGGTATCACTTACAACTCCCAGCGCGGCGGTCGGTACTGCGTGGGCTTCCTGATGGCAAGCCACCGCCGATATTTGCCCCTTAGCCAGCGGGCTATGCGCTTCATGCACTAACCCTCCCGCAGGCGGGCGATCCGCTTGATCATCAGGCGGGGGATGCAAAGGGCTTGGCGCACGGTTCCACCCTCGAACTTGCTCTGGACGATGACGACGACCTTGTCGTTGGCCTCGCCCAAGATACCCACCGACGTGACGGGAACACCGCCGACTTCTTGAACCTCCTTCACCCACGTTCCCGGTACGTCGTCCGCGTAGGCGGTGGCATCCACCCACTCGACCTTGACGATCTGCCCCGGCTTTGGTTCCTTCATCTTTGGCTCCTCTTGTGCTATGATCGTGACGCGGGTTGAGACGCACAGATAGCACCTGCTCTTGCCCGGAGCGCCTGTCTTCGTGTCTTGCCCGCTTTTACTCGCCCGTCGCAGCCTCAAGGAAGGCTGTGATCGACGCTGCCTTTCTCATCTGCTCCGAACTCCCCGCGTTGGCTTGGCGCAAGGTCTCCTGGGTTGGCTCCGCCAGGAAGATCTTGGCAGCTAGGTGCTTCCGCCAGGGTCCGACGTGGACAACGTCAGGGAGCGTCTCATTGAGCTGGAGGAGGCTGTCCAACGCGGCATCTAGGTTGCCTGATTGGAGCCATTGGCTCACGTCGGCCACCATCGTTGCCACGTCTTCATCGAAGGTGACGGCGTGCTGGTGGCGGTCGTGAAGCCTCTTCAGCTTCCTGTGGGTCATCACTAGGCTACAAAACTCGGGGTCGTTGGACGCACGGGCGGCGGCTTCTACAGCCTTCTCTAGTGCCCAGTTGCCAAAGGTGGAGAAGTGCCCACCAAAGGGAAGGCGGGGGTGGTGGATCGCATCGACTATGCGGTCGTGTAACTCTTCGTCGATCCTGATGGTCTTCGTGATCAGCCGCCGCTGCTCCCGACCAGATTCGGGCAGTTCCTCGACGCCGAGGTTGAATGATGGCAGGGTAGTAGCCATAGCACCTCCTTGTAGACCTCGCACACTATCGTCAAACATAGTGTACGCCATGTCCTCCATGTATGTCAAGCCCCCTGCCGCGTCCGCCGCCAAAGTAAGCGAACACATTACTACTCGCGGGTGCGGGCTTGTCGTATGCACCCCTAACCATGAATAAAGTAATACACGAAGTCCTCATGACTATTAACTCTTACATAGGGGTAGGAGCACTTATTACAACGTGTGATAAAAATCACAATGGGAATCCGTATCTGCGTCCCCGCTGTCCCCTCTCCTGCGTATTACTTTATTCATGTTTGTTAGCATATACGGATAGGTAGGAACCTAAAGTAGTAATGTATGCGGTGGTCATTTCTCCCCCTTGGCCTCGAGCCAGTTCTTCCCGGTGCCAACCTTGGCGCTGAACTGCACGCCGCCGTACTCGCGTGCCATGACCTCGGCCACGAACTCTGCATCCTTGCGAGAGCTGACGTAACCCACGATCTCATCGTGTACCTGATTGAGCATGGCCCCGCCGTTGTAGTGTCGGTGGACGAACTCGACCCGGATCATCCCCAGCTTGGTCACGTCGGCTGCGCTGCCCTGGATGACGGCGTTCACTGCCTCCCTCTCCGCGCGGGCACGGGCCTCTGGCCACCCGCTGTTGATGTTGGGGATCCAGCGCCGGCGTCCCATGATCGTCTGCACGTAGCCATGCTCCCGCGCGAAGGCAACGCAACGGGTGGTCCATTCCCTTGCCCCAGGCCGGGCCTGATGCACAGCCTCGAGCAGCTTCCGGGCTTCCCCGAGGCTGACACCAGCCATCTCAGCAATCTTGGGCGGGCTGGCGAGGTACTGCATGGCGAACTGGATGTTCTTTGCCTGCCTTCTTCGGTCGGTGGACACGGCGTTGATGTCGACCCCCCAGATGCGGGAGGCGAGTTCAGCATGGATGTCGCGGTCGGCACGGAACGCCTCGATCATCCCTTGGTCCTGGCTCACCGCGGCCATGATCCGCAGTTCCAACTGGGAGAAGTCGTTGGCATAGATCAGCGCACCTTCGGGGGCGACGAATCCCTCGCGGATGAGCAGCGGAAGGTTCTGGATGTTGGGATCCGAGGAGGCGAGGCGCCCAGTCGTCGGGGCGGCGTTCTCCCCCAGGTCATCCCGGGCACATTGATTGAAGGTCGTGTGAACAGCAGGCCGTCCCTCGCTCAGGATCGGGAGGAGGAACGTACTGAGCAGCTTGGCCCGCTGGCGGTAGGCCAGGAGCAAGTTGGCCATCGGGTGCTTCAAGGATCGCAGCGCCTCCTCGTCGACCGATCGCTGCATCGTGGGTGTGTAACGAGGAGGGGCCAGCCCGAGGGTGTCATAGAAGTATCGGCGGGCCTGCTCGTCCTTGCTGGGGTCGAAGGGCATCCGCTCTCGTGTGATTATAAGACTGCGCTCGAAGTCCTCAGCCATCCGCGCGAACCAGTCAAGATCTACGGGGAAGCCCCGCCACTCCATGTCGGCGAGGATGGGGATGAGCGGGCGCTCTATCGTCTCCCAGAGTGTGCGGAGCTCGTCAGCATCCAGCTTGGCCTCCATGATGGGCAGGAGGGCCAGCGTGTTAGCCGCATCCGCTCCGCTGTATCGAGCGGCGAGGTCTGGGGGCACGTCCCGGAAGTTCCCGCTGGGGCACACGGCCTTGAAGTCCAGCGGCTTGTCGTGGAAGTAGTACTCAGTCAGGGCCTTCAACCCCAGGCTGCGGTGCTTCTCGCGGACGTGGTCCTGTACCAGCCAGGCCATGACCATCGTGTCGGATAGCATGGCAGGGTCCAGGACAACGGTGCCCGGAGTCCGGCCAGTGGCACGGGCCAGAACCTTGATGTCCCACTTGGCGTTGTGCGCGACCGAGGGTATCACCGACAGGTAGAGGCTGGCAAAGGGTTCAGCAAAGCGGTTGGCCTCCGCCTCGGCGAGGTACACGGGGCCAGCGCCCGGCTTGCATAAAGAGAGCCCCACCAAGTTGCCGTCGGGGTCGGTTTCGGTATCCCAGGAAAATTGGGGGACCCCACGCAGATACTCGCGTGCGCCCTGCGCGTCCACGATGGGCACCTCCCCGGGGGCGTTGCTGACCGTGAAAGCAGGGGCCGTTGCCTCAAGCTGGCTGACCAGTCGCCGGGCCCGCTGGTAGTGTCGGTAGTGGCCGTGGCGCACTGTGGGCTCACGCCGGCAGAGGGCGGTGGCCGTCGGAGCGGGCACACCGAGTCCCAGGAGGGCCCACTTCAAGGGATCCTCAACGCGGGGCACTTGGTCATAGTACCCGTCCGGCTCCACACGGATGTTGACCGTGGCTGGCAGCAGGCGCCAGAAGGGGGCACCCAGAGGACCCGTTATGATTGTCGCCCCAACCGCCTCACGCAGAGCCCGCAGGCTGCTCAGTCGGCGGGTTAGCCCAAGGGGGTGGGAATTGTGGATCAGGTCCCCAGCCGTGGCCAGCATTTCGTTCCCCACCATGAGGAGTGATTCGGAACCTGGTCTCTGGTTGGTGAGCCCTGATCCACGCAACAGGCCGTGGGAATCGACGAAAAGCATCGCTCAATCCTACAAGGTAGCCAAGGCGCAGGAGGGCAAAGGCACCCGGGCCAATCTCTTCTAGGCCCAGAGTGCGAGCCAGCATGGTGATCCGCTGTTCAGTAACCTCCAAGTGGTTGAAGAGTTCGATGTCACCCTCGACGTAGTCGCAGAGGATCTCAATCAGCTCTCCGAGTTCGTCGAGGTCGCCAGAGCCGTTGCTCGGGCGAACGTCTGCAGGATCTCCGGGTAGAGGGCTGGTTGGCCCCGGAGCACTGCGGCGGGATGATAGGTCGCTGTCCATACTAGATCTCCCTTCACTGTGAACAGCCCGTTTGCGGCGTGCATGGTGAGGCCGGGGAACGCGATCCCGGCGGCGAATTGGCCCAGGAGAACGGCGACCTTGGCCTTGCCTGCCAACCCCTCCAACTCCTCAGTGAGCCATGTGCTGCACGCTTCGATCTCATCCGGGCGGGGTCGATTGTTCTCTGGCTTGCACTTGACGAGGTTGGTGATGTACACGTCTTCGCGCTCGAGACTCAGGCTGGTGAGGATGCGGTCGAGGAGCCGTCCAGCGGGACCGACGAAGGGGACACCAACAAGGTCTTCTGAGTATCCAGGCCCAAGGCCAACAATGAGAATCCCAGACTGTCCGGTCCCGATGCCAGGCACTACGTTCCGGCGGGTTTGGGCTAGACGGCACTGTTGGCAGTCGAGGGGTGTCACGCTCCGCACCTCATGGTATCTCGCCTCCTTACAGTGTATGGCACTCCACGGTGTGAGTCAAGTGATTCCGAGGCGCGGCGCAGCATGGCAGCGCGGACATCCTCTGGCGGGTAGCCGGAGATGTTCGCCCACCACTCGAAGTCTGCGCTGTACAGCCATGCGACCGTCCGTACACGGGTCTTTAGGCTGCGCGACCGTAGATCCCAGAGTACGGACTCCCAGAACGCGGCCACTAGGTTGACGGAACCGTAGGCAGTTGGATCCATAACTTGACAACCTTCGTGCTAATGTGCTAATGTATGCTTAGAATACACGACATGACATAACATCAGGGGGTGAACAGCGTGAACACAGACCATATCCGGGAGGATCTGCGCCGACGGCCCCGGCGCCCCACAACCTCGCCTTGGGCTAACTTCTGGCGGGAGGTCATCGTCCCCCAGCTCCGTGTGTACCCGGATGGTGAGATCCTCCGTCGGCCAGAGGCCGGGGAGTCCGTGTACAAGACAAAGGGGGCCATCCGTGCCGCGGGATACCGGATCCGCGTGCCAACTGGCAACGGGTCGGTGGCCGTGAAGGACATCGTTCGAGTTAGCATCGTTCATCCTGCCGCGGATCCCGGGTTTCCCGAAGGGGCCACCTCATTCGAGTGGCCAGCCCGGAGGGACATTGGGAACCCTCTTTGCATGGCTGCCAGAGGCGCGGCGTTGGAGGAATTCGCCCTAGAGGAGGGGGCGGTGCCCGCCTGACTCTCTACTAGGTCACTTCCACCCTCGTTTCTTCGCCAGTCAGGGGATCGGTGCAGATGACCGTCTTTTTGTAGTGGATGCTCTGCGTCCTCTCCTCAATCGGCGTGCTGGTTACCTCGCACGCCGGCGGCTTGCCCAGTTCTGTGAACGTGACCACCGGCACCTGTATGCGGTTCGTCTCCCGCGTGGCTCGGAGGGTGGCTTGGATCGAGGTTCTGATGTTGTCGTCACTTTTGTACGGGGAGGCGGAGAAGATACGCTCCCAGTCCTCCATCGTCCAGCCCTTCATATGCTTGAGAACTTGTAGGACCCCGCCCATCATGTCGCCGGGGTCACAGTCAGGTGCAGGGTGGGTGGCGAGGGTGACGTAATGTGTGGGCGGGGACTCATAGATGCTCTCCAGAGTGAACCGATCAGCTCCGGGGACCCCGCGGAGATGCTTTTCCAACATCTTGACGGTCTGGGGCTTACGCTTGTTCTCGGCTCGCTGCTTCCTGATCTTGTTCTCGAACCGTGCTACCAGGTCCACCGTTCTACTCCTTCTCGGGCACTTCAACCCTGTGCCCGACACTATGCTCTGCCTTGTGCTCTCTCCTATCCTGCCGGCGCCGCCATGCGATGTAGGCTCGCGCCGGGTGCTTCATGCAACGCGGACACAGAGCTATCTCCTGGTAGGGCTGCATCACGCCCTCGGCGTGGCAGTTGGTACAGCCGTCGCAGCGGACGGAGCCGTTCAACTCGCCGCGTCTCTCGCGTTCATCAGGGCGACGATGACGCCGCTCAACTCCTCCTCTGCCGTCTCCATGACCCGCACGGCCTCCTCTAGCTGGCTCTTGGTCGTGCCACCACCCGCGAAGGTCTCCTCTAGCTCGCGGGCAATGAACACGGCAAGGGTGTCGCCGATGTCCTGCATTGGACGGCAGGACTGCATCGCCCGGACGATGGCGTCTCGGCCCTCATAGGCGAGACCGACTGCCCCGTCGGGGTAGGCGTCATCGGCTATCTTGATGATGTCCTTGATCTCCACTGTGCTACCTCCTCTGTACTCCCGTAGGTCGGGGGAACGGCCCCACCCGTTCCTCTGGCCCCTCTCCTCCTTCCGCCTCGGTGATAGTGGCCTCTGCCGCCTCGATCTCCTCGGCGTACTCCTCAGCAGCGCCGCACTCGAATAGCGGGCGCAGGTTCTTGAGCGCCGTGAGCAGGTCGGCGTTGATGGCAGACAGCCGCTTGATCTCGTCCTCTGCCTCAAGCCGCTGGGCCTCCTCCCTCTTCTCCATCTCGTTGATGTCTGGCGTGGTCATTGTGCTACCTCCTGCACTATGCTTTCTCCTACCCTGTGCTTCTCACTAACCTTCCCGCCCCCGACGGCCAACGCTAGGAGGCGTGATTGGTGTCGCGCTGGCCGTCGGTCACGGGCAGGCTAGGCGGCTACGGTGTCGGGGGCTATGGTGTCCCCCTCTCCCGCGCGTCTGATCTCCCGCCAGCCTTGCGTCTCATCCACTACGAGGTGCAGCTCATGGGACATGACGGCGAGCACATCGTCGCTGATGTCGGTGAAGGGTTCGCTCCCACGTAGGAACTCGGCCCGCTCCCGCCACTGGGCGGCGGTCTCGCCGTAGACTTTGCCGTCCGTGTGCGCCTCCGCCTCTGCCACCATCTTTTCCGCGTAGCCTGCGGTGTCCTCGATGTCCTCGCGGTCGTGGCAGAGGGTGTACAGGCTCCCGGCGTGGTGCTCCGGTGCCAAGTCGCCGTCCTCAGCATAGTCGCCGACCACCGCGATCCGGTCCCCGGCCCAGCGCCCGATGGTGCGGGCGGCTATGGTGGGGTAGTCCTCCGGCATCGGGCCACCGTTCACGCTGTCGCGGGGGAACTCCCGCTCCGGGCCGTGCCAGTTGGTGTCGGTGTCGAAGTCGCCGCCGCCCCGCCCGTTGGAGCAGGCCAGGAGTACCAGCAGCGCCCCGCCGGTGCCACCGATCTCCCCGTTGGCTAGTTGCTCCCAGAGCTTGAGGCCAGCGCCTAGCTTGTGCGGGCTGATGTACTCCCGCTTGTCCAGGTTGACTACCATGTGATATTGACCCATTGCTTCCTCCTATTTTGTGCTCTTGCCCTACGCTCCGACGGCTCCCGCGAGTCGTCAGAGGGAGGGGCAGGAGCGCCCCCCTAAGCGGTGAACAGCGACCGACAGATGACGGAGGTGTCCGCCTCGCTGCCTTCTTCGCAGGTGAACAGCCGATACTCCTCCCGCTCCGCGAACTCAAGAATGGCGTCTTTGGGGGCTAGGTTGGTGTCAAAGACACACCTCCCCTCGACTTCCTTTGCCGTCCGGTGATCATTCAACACCGCCTCTGCTGCCTCCTGGTCTGGGAATACCCAAACGGCGTCGATGATCCCCTGGTAGGCGTGGACTAGAACGGCCTTGCTCGGCATTGTGCCTCCTCCTGTCCTGCTACCCGCCGCCGACCACTCGGCAGCGGGTGGGGGGACAGGAGCCCCCCGCCTCAGTCGGGGAAGATGATGCTGGTGTCCGACGGCTGGATCACCTCGTAGCCCGTCAGCTCAGGGAGGTCATCGGGGTCATCCTCCCTGTACCAGTCGCGGTCGCCGCTAGGGTCTTCCACGTCGTCTTCCGCCCGCTCTAGGGCATCCTCCGGCGACTTGGCCTTGATCTTCGCCACGTAGTAGGCATCCCCCCTTGCCCGGACTAGGTATGTTTTCAAGGACATTGTGCTGCCTCCTGTCCTGCTACCCGCCGCCGACCACTCGGCAGCGGGTGGGGGGACAGGAGCCCCCCTAGTTGTGCAGGTCTACCACCACAAGCCATTGCTTCTCGGGTGCCTCCTCGACTCGCTTCCAGAGCGCGCCGGGGTCGGCGTCGTGCTCCTCCCCGTCGAAGAAGAAGCTCTCGAAGGAGTAGTACCCCGCAACTAGCTCACCGATCCTGTGCAGGGCGAACCCTACCATGTTTCCTCCGACCTCTTCGGGGAGATCGCGGAGGCTGTGGGCTGTCAAGACTGCCTGGAAACGCTCACGGTGCCCCGCACCTTTGGCGTCCGTCTCGATCCGCGCTGCCGCCTCTTCCTTTGTCTCCCCGCTTGCGGCCTGGGAGTCCCAGTCAACATCCTCCGGCTTGAACTCGCCGGTGAGATACTGGGTTCTGAGCCGCCGGAACTCGTTGTCCCTCTTGTCCAGCGCCTTGTTGACGTGGGCCTTGAACGCTTCGGGGTCGGTGCTGGCTTGGAGGAAGGTCTTGCCGTCCAGCATCTCGGCCCAGCGCCCACCGATTGCGTACCAGTCCCAGACATCGCCGTTGCCGCCGTTGTCCTCAAGGAAGCACTCAGCGGCGCTCTGTGCCTCCTCCTCGTTCTCCGCCACGACTGCTATGAGGTGTCCTACGTGCATGACTGTGCCTCCTTCTGTGCTCTTGCCCTGTCTCTCGCCGCTCCCGCCGCCAACGCTCGTTAGCGCCAGGAGCCGCCGGAGGAGGGCGGCTAGGGGTTAGGCGTGCTCTTCGCCGTTCTTCTCAGCGATAGCCTTCAAGTCCTTTGCTATGAGATCGGCCTCGTTGAAGGCATC